ACGGCATCGACCATATGGAAAGGGCTGTCATTCGGGGGCTGTTTGCCCTTGCCAAAATGAAAGCAATCGTTTACCGTGACCGCTAATTATGGAATCTGATAACTTCCCATTAATTCCGAAAGACCTCGTTGACGCATTAAACGAGATTGTTCCGGAACAGCACCCTTCCCTTTCGGACTCCAAAAGGAAAGTATGGTGGAACGCAGGAAAAAGAAGCCTTGTAAATTTTCTAATTGACAAATATGATCTTCAGAATCAAAACATCCTGAACAACTCAACAAGCTAATATTACTTAAAATACTATGCCTACAGCTTACGGAAATCCAAACAGTCCACTCGGACAAGCAAAACTAGCAGCGGCTAGGGCTGTAGGGCTTGATGCGAATGCTAATTGGGCGCAAATCAAAAAAGCACAGGAGACAAGGAAAGCACAACAAGCTACACAACAGGCTACACAACAGTCTTCAAAAAGGGCTGAGCAATTAAAAAAACAAGCTATTGCTGCAAAAGCGGCAGCAGATCTTACCATCAAGAAAAACCAAAACGAAGCTAGTCTAGCTAGTCAAAATAAATCACAAACTGCTGAATCAAAAATCAACACAGACGAACAAAACGAACGTGAGGAAATGGTAAGAACTTTTAAATCTAAAAGAAGGGGAAGGGCTGCTTTGCGTATCAATCTCGGTTCCAGTTCTGGCTCTCCCTACGAAGGTTCTTCAGGAATCAGTATTACTCTATAAATATTATGTGTATGCCCTCTAATAACAGTGCTAGTTCTATGAACAGTCAAATGGCTGCTCAGAAGGAAGCTGCCAAGCGTCAGGAATCTATGTTTCGGCAGCAGATGGAAGAAAGCAGACGCTTGGAGCGGGAACAAAAACTGAGGTTTGAGCAAGCACGTAACGAACAGCAGCTTGCGGATCAGCAGATGCAAAAAGAACGCTCCGACACTCAAATCAGACAGGAACAAACCCAAACAAAAACTGCTCAAGATTTTCAAAAAAGCCAGCAAACAGCTTATTCCCGAAGAGGAAGGTCTGCTTTGCGTATTGACCCTGTGGTTTCTGAAGCCACAACAGGGGTTAACATTCTAACCTAAATCAAACAACCAACCCTATAACCTTATGCCTATCCAAACTTCACCCAATCCTTTTGCACTTAACGGTGCTGTTGTTGTAAGTAATACAACCCCTGTTGTCGGCCCTTTCTTTGCCGTCCAGTGCCTTACCGCAACAGTCTTCAGTGCTGTTTCTGTTAACTACGAAGGCCAAGCTATTACTGGTATTTCTATTCCTGTGGGAACCATTCTTTACGGTGATTGGGACGGATTTACCCTCACTAGCGGAACTGTGGTTGCCTACAAGATGAGTTTCTGATTCATGCAACTTGGATTAAACTTAGGATTTTCCCCTTCAAGGAAAGGCTCAGGTTCCGGTGGAAGTTCCGGACTCCAAGGAGTTAAATTTTGGACTTTTAAGGGGGAGTTCGGAGGAACAGAAGGAAAAACTGCTACTATTATTTTCAATTACTCAAACGGACTGCTTGTAGATTGGGGAGACGGTACTTCAAGGCAAGCTTCTCCTAGTATGCAATTCTCAACAAAAGTTTTAGGACAGAGTAGTGGAATCACTCTTTATTCTACTGGATTAATTACAGCTATTAATCGTACAGCAAGTTTAGGAGTACCATCTTTAGGAGGAGACGTAGACGCAAGTAACCTTCCTAATTTAACTGTACTTTCAATTAACAACTCTTCTATTTCTTCAATAACAGGGTACGAAAAAAGCACTGTTTTACAGGTAGTAAGTTTTGTCAATAATTTACTTTCTACTACACTGACTTTACCTCCTAGTCTGTCTTTGATGACAAGTTTAACTCAATTTTCGTGCCAAAGTTCAAATATTACCGGAACTCTTCCTACTTTAACTGGTTTAAATAACTTGTTGGTATTTAGATGTCAGAACAATCAATTTACAGGGTCTATTCCTAGTTTAGATAATCTAAATTCGTTGCAATTATTTACTTGTAATAACAATCAACTTACAGGGTCTATGCCGGATTTGAGTGGGAGAGCGGCTTTACAGACTTTTGACTGTTCTTACAACAACCTAACAGGGCCGATGTCGGGTTTAGCTAATATGACATCACTATCAGTTTTTAGTTGCAATGACAACCAACTGTCAGGGGGAATTTCAAGTCTTGCTGGACGAAATTTTTTAGCTATTGTCAACGCTCAAAACAATAAATTTACAGGCCAAGGCGGGGCAACAGTTCCGGCTGCTTTGGATATTTACAGAGCAGAAAATAATTTATTAGGCGTTGCTGACGTAAATAAAATTTTGTCCTTGTTTGTGGCTGCTAACAGAACAACTGGTTCACGGATTTTGAATATAGGTGGAACAGGAAATGCTGCTCCTACAGGACAAGGATTGACAGATAAAGCTACCCTTATTTCACGAGGGTGGACTGTGACCACTAACTAAAATTATGAAAATTGAAAGCCCTGAAAACTACGTAACTGATGAAGCAAGCTGGTGGTTTGTATTTAACCCCGAAACTTTGTTGTTGCTGTTCCCCCCTCAACAATGTAGGGGTAATACATCTTCTCCCCACACTTTGGTAGTGTTCAGTACCCTACAAGAATGTGAGGATTACATCTCAGATAACAACCTTAAATATCCAAAAGAAGACTAAAATAAACTTTATGAGCCTCTACGAAAACATGAATAAACGCAAAAAGGCGGGAACATCTCGTCCTAAGTCAAAGTCTACCATTAACCCGAAAATGTATTCGTTGATGATCAAGAAAAAAGGTGGGTTCTCTCCTAAAAAATCTAAAGATGCCTAACAACTCTTACAGCAAAGCATCCATTTCCACAGAGCTTACCGAAGCTCAAGAACAGCAGGGAACTGCTTCTTCTTTGTATTCTCGTCTAGAGGAACACAGGGCAGTGTTTTTGGACAGGGCTAGGGATTCATCCATGCTCACTATTCCCATGCTCATCCCTCCTGCTGGTTATGGGCAACACACCAAATACGATACCCCATTCCAATCTATCGGTGCTCGTGGGGTTAATAACTTATCGTCTAAACTTTTGTTGGCTCTGTTCCCCCCAAACAGCCCTTTCTTCCGTCTGGTCATTGATCCTTATGTCCTTGCCAAAGAAGCAGGGGAAGACGCAGACAAGCTCAAAACAGAGATGGACAAAGCCCTCTCAAAAATTGAACGCATGGCTATGCAGGAAGTTGAGACTTCAGCCCTGCGTGTTGGAGCTTACGAAGCCATCCGTCACTTGATCGTTGCAGGGAACGTCCTTGTCCACACTCCAGAAAAGGGAGGTATTCGTGTGTTCCGTATGGACTCTTACGTAGTCAAACGTGACCCCTCCGGTAATGTGACACATATTGTAGTCAAGGAAAGCGTAAGTCCTTTTAACCTTCCCGACAATGTTAAGTCTTTATTGGCCGACCCAAATGTTGGGGTTAACAAAGAATACGTCGATCTTTACACAAAAATTTACTTGGAAGAGGATGGTGAAGGTTACGAGATTTGCCAAGAGCTTAACGGAATGGAAGTTCCGGAAAGTAAGGGATACTACCCTGAAGATAAAATGCCGTGGCTTGCCCTCCGATTTAACCGCATTGACGGTGAAGATTATGGGCGCGGTTTTGTTGAAGAGTATCTTGGTGACCTCCGCTCTCTTGAAGCCCTGTGCCGTGCCGTGGTTGAAGCTACTGCTGCTGCCAGCAAGGTTGTGTTCATGGTCAACCCTACCGGAACAACGAGAATCAAATCTCTTGCTGATGCCCCTAACGGAGCCTTTATCAGTGGAATTGCTACCGATGTAACGACACTACAAGTAGAGAAGCGTGCTGATCTTCAGATTGTTAACCAGCTTATCCAAGACATTCAAGCTCGTCTTTCTTTCGCGTTTCTTCTCAATAGCGCGGTTCAACGCAACGCCGAACGTGTTACTGCCGAGGAGATCCGCTTTATGGCTCAAGAACTGGAAACTACCCTAGGCGGGGCTTATTCCATCTTGAGTCAGGAATTTCAGCTTCCCCTTGTCCGTCACATCATGGATCGGATGACCAAGCAGAAACGTATGCCCAAACTCCCAAAGGAGATCGTCAAGCCCATGATTGTTACTGGCGTTGAAGCCCTTGGCCGTGGAAACGATTTGATAAAGCTAGATCAGTTCTTGGCTGGAGTTCAGCAGACGATGGGGCCGGAATCTATGCGTTACCTTAATCCTATTGAGTATCTATCACGCAGGGCTGCTGCTCTAGGCATTGACACTGAAGGACTTATCAAGACCCAAGAAGAACTTGATGGTGAAGCCCAAGCGGCCCAGCAAGCCCAACAGGCTCAAATGATGCAGCAAATGGCTCCTGATGCACTGAGGGCTGCTGCTCAAGTTGCCAGTTCAACACCTGAGACGGCTGCTGCTGCCACAAGTCTGATGATGGGACAGCCCACTAATTTTGAAGGATTTACTCCTCCTTCCGCAAAAAAGGGGTAATTAAAGAAACTAACCCTAAAATTGAATAAGAAATAACAAATGACAAATACCATCGAAATTAAATCGCCGGAATCTGGTGCTGATGCTCCTGTGTCTGAAAACGAAACTAACAACCCAGCAGTCAAGATCCCAGAAATTGAGGTAATTGACCAGATGGGTGTTCCTACGGCTCGTCCCAAGCACGAAGAGGATCAAGAATCCCGCCCTGAGTGGCTCCCTGAGAAATTCAAATCAGCCGAGGACATGGCTAAAGCTTATTCCGAGCTTGAGAAAAGGATGAGCAGTCCTTCCAAGGAACCTGAAAGTGATTCCGAAATCGGTGATCTTCTCCAAGAAGAAGCCGAAAGCGTAAAAGAGGCAAAAAGCACAGAAGAACCTAAATCTCGTGACTTTTCCAAATACTCTGAAGAATGGGCCGATAAAGGAGAGCTTTCTGAAAACTCCTTTAAAGAACTGTCTGAAATGGGCATCCCTAAAGAGGTAGTTAACCGCTACATTGAGGGAGTAGAAGCTGTTCAAACTCGTCAAGTTGCGGAAGTTTACAACTCTGTCGGAGGAGAAGAGAACTACAAAGCAATGGTCGATTGGGCAGCTAATAACCTCTCAAAAGAGGAAATTGATGCTTACGATTCAATTGTTTCTGATAAAGATGCCACAAGTGCTCGTTTAGCTGCCAAAGGTATTTGGGCGCAGTATGTTGCTCAGAACGGTAAAGCTCCTAAACTAATTGGTGGATCACAGTCGATGTCTGGAAGCACTTCCCCTTTCCGCAGTACTGCTGAAGTTGTCACGGCTATGTCCGATTCTCGATACGCAACTGATCCTGCTTATCGCCGCGATGTAGAAAAAAGACTAGAAATTTCAGACGTACTGTAAAATAGCTATTGACAGCTACTTATATATACGATAAAAGATTTTCAACCTGAAGAAATCGTTAGATTTAACAGAGTGGCTCCTTGCGAGGAACAACCCTATGAAAAATCTCGCGTGACTATTCGGATAACCAAGACACAAAAACTAAACTAGAAAGACATAACTAATTATGGCTAATTCTGATACCCTTCCTTCGCGGTTGGGCCAAATTAACGCTACTGGTGACGCTTATGCTCTCTTCCTGAAGAAGTTTGCGGGTGAGGTTCTCACGACTTTCACGACTGAGAACATCATGACTCCGTTGCATACGGTTCGCACTATTTCCAATGGCAAGAGCGCACAGTTTCCTGTGACGGGAATCGCCTCCGCGAAATATCACGTTGCTGGTCAGTCGATCCTCGACTCCGGTAACTCCTACCTGTCCGCTATCAAGCATGGCGAGCGGGTTATCTCGATTGACAACCTCCTGCTTGCTTCGACCTTTGTTGCTCGTATTGATGAGGCGATGAACCACTATGATGTGCGTTCCATCTACTCGTCTGAGCTTGGTCGTGCGCTGGCACGGAAATTCGACCAGACCGTACTGAAAGTGCTCATTAAGGCAGCTAGTTCTGCTGAAGTGTTCACTGGTAGCGGAACCGGAACTGTCTTGAACAAAGGCACTGCGGTTACCACTGGCGCGAATCTGGCTGCTGCTATCTACGAGGCTGCTCAGACCCTTGACGAAAAGAACGTCCCTTCGGATGGTCGTTTCGTTGTGGTCAAACCCGCCGAGTACTATGCGCTTGTGCAAGAGCTTTCTGCTCCTAGCAAGCCCGCTCCGGTTGGTTCGTACACTGATGGCAGCGTTGCTGTTATCGGTGGTGTTCGCGTTTACAAGTCCAATAACTTGCCTACCACCAATACTGGTTCGCAGGAAACTGGAACCAACACCAACTATGAAGGTGATTTCACCAACACGGTTGCTGTGGTCAGCCACAAGGCTGCTGTTGGCACGGTTAAGCTGCTCGACCTCGCTGTTGAGTCCGAGTACCAGCTTACCCACCAAGGCACGCTGATGGTTGCTAAGTATGCGATGGGCCACGGTTCGCTGCGTCCGGAAACGGTTGTGGTGATCAAGCGTTCCTAAGCTTGTAAAACATTTGAAGGGAGGGTTTCGGTGCTCTCGTCAGAAGGGTTTAGCTCATTTTACCTTCTGCTGCCCGATTCCCTCCCTTTCAAATTTTAAGTTGAACAAATGATAAATTCCCTCTAGCTTTCATTTATATGGCACTTTCTATTACTTCTAAACTGGACGCTGTAAACTGGATGCTCTCTTCTATCGGGGAAGCTCCTATTAACCAACTTGGGGGATCTACCACAGTTGACGCAGACATAGCGGAACAAACTCTGGATGAAATCAGCCGTCAAATCCAATCTATGGGTTGGCATTTCAACAGCGAAAAAGAATATCTACTTGTCCGAGCTAACGATAAACGAATTTCAATTACACCTGACATTGTTCGGGTAGACGTAAGCAAAG